TATTATAAATAATGTAAATTTGTAAAAAAGATATATGGCATATTCTAATTTTATTATAGATTCTAGCTTAACCGATACAGGTACAGTTGTTGAACCTGTTACACTTGCAGAGGCTAAATTATATTGCAGAGTAACTACTTCCGTTGATGATAACCAAATCTCATTGATGATTAAACAAGCAAGAGAAGCAGTTGAAGTAGGTACAGGATTGAGTTTAATACCTAAGACTGCTGTTGTTTGGTTTACAAATTTTGATGGTAATTTTAACCTTCCTTATGGTCCGATGAATTCATTTACATCATTAATAGACCAAAACGGAGACACTATTGTTGCTGCTGATTACACTTTAGTAGGTGGTAAGTTCCCACAATTACAAAGACCACAATTCCAAAACTTAAAGGCTACTTATGTGGTAGGATATTCTACGATTCCGAACGATTTAAAGATTGCGATTTTAGACCAAGTTAGCTACGACTACGAAAATAGAGGATTAGATAGTGATACAGGAATTTGTGAAAAGACTTGGAAAGCCTGTCAACGCTGGACAAGAATAAGCCCAATATTATGAAAATAGGAAGCAAGAAAGGTAGCTATGTAGATGCAAACACAATGTACTCTGAGATAGGCTTATATGCCCCTACAAGGGTCTCAGATGGTCAAGGCGGCTATACAACCACATTTACCTTACAAGAGGTCGTATTTGGAGATTTCCGCCCACAAGAGCAAAATAGAGCCTTATTGGAATTAGAGTTGAGTTTTACTCGTTCTGCTAAGTTATTTATCAGATATGATGTAACTATTACCGATGGTTACCAAATAGAAGCAGAAGGCGAAATGTACACTATTCATTCAATTAAGGATGTAGAGAATCAGTTTAGATTTTACGAAATATTAATGTACGCATAATGGCATTTGACGTAAATCTTGCAGGGATGAGTGAGATTCAGGATGCAATTAAAAATATGTCTGAAAAGGTCTCAAAAGAGGTTTCTAATGAAATACAAGCCTCTGTAATGAAAATTGAATCAGATGCTAAAAGATTAGCACCTATTAATTTTGGTAAACTTCGTGGAGCAATTAAATGGGAAAAGGAAAGTGCATTAACTTATTCAGTTGGTGCTTATACTTCTTATGCTGCTTATGTTGAATTTGGCACTGGTCCATTAACTACAATACCTAATGGATATTCAACTTTTGCATCCCAATTTCAACAAAAGACAGGTGGTAAATTTAAAGATATGGTCAATGCCTTAACTTTGTGGGTTGAACGAAAGGGTATTGGAAGCGGTAAAAAGTCTAAAAGTATAGCTTATGCAATTGCATTAAGCATATTAAGGAAAGGAATGAGACCACAACCTTATTTAATACCAGCTTTTGAGAAAGAACAAAAACTATTAATAGAAAGACTTAAAAATATATTAAATGCTTAATCCTAACATAGAAATAAAGAAATGGTTTTATACACATTTAGTATCTGCAACAGGATTAGGTGTTTATGATGGTTTTGCTCCTGAAAACATAGGAAATGAATACATAATTTTAACAGGTAGAACATCAAGCCAAGAACAAGGGAAAGCAGGTTATACAAATTCTATTACTATCATAGTTGACATTGTTACAAAAAATGCTAACTTTGGCTATAAACGAGCCGAAGAAATAAGTGATTTGGTATTGGCGAATATAAACTCGGATACAACAATAACTTTAAGTAATGGATTTACTTCATCTGCTTTGAGTATTGGAAGTGTAACGAATTTAGATGGATTAAACCCTTTGGATAACGTTTTTAGAACATTAATAACATATAATATAATAATAACTCAAAATTAAATAAAATGGCAGAAACTAAAGTATCAGCAAGGGACTATATTCTCTTAGCAGATTTAGCTGGTGGTACAACTTTTATACCAGTAGCGTGTCTAACGACAAACTCATTGACATCAACTGTTAATACTATTGATGCAACTTCAAAATGTGGAGACCAATTCCAAGCAGGTCCAGCATTCACTCAATCTTTCAAAGCTGATGGTTTTGCAATTGATGAAACAGGAACTCCAAGTAAAGATTCTTACCAACAATTGTATGCTGCTCATGCTGCAAGAACTCAATTTACCATTAAAATGGGTAAAGCAACTCCTACAACTGGTGATGTTTACTATGGTGGATTATCAACAAGTACAGTATTTATTAGCAACTTTGATGTAACTGCTGCTGATAAAGATGATGTAAAATTCTCAGCTACTTTTGTTGTATGTGTTCCTCCTATTGCACAAACTGAAATGGTATAAAAAAAATAAAAAACTATGTTTGAATTAAGACTGGACAACAACACAATCCATTTAAAATGGGGTACTTGGGCAATGCGTGAGTTTTGCCAAAGAAACAATATAACAATTGATAAGTACTTTGAATTACTTGGTAAATCTCAATTTGACATTGACTTAATTGTTCAATTAGTATTTATTGGTTATAAGTCCGCTTGTAATTCTTTAAAAATACCAATAGAACATACAGAAGATGATGCTTGTGATTGGATAGATGAAATGGGAACTATTTTTAGTTCTGAAGGGCAGTTGATAGATTATATTAAATATATAATTAATAATACAGTTAACTCTGTAAAAACAACCGCAACAGAAGAAAAAAAAAAGCCTAACAAATCTAAGTTGGGATGACATATTAGTTAAGGCTGCTGAATGTGGTATAAAGCCTTATGAGTTTTGGGATATTACTTGGAAAGATTTTTCCATTATTGTAATGGGGAAAGAAAGACAGGAGTTAAATGAATGGGCGAGGACAAGAAACCTCGCCTATATTATATACTTAACTAATACAATGGAAAAGTCTCCTAAATCATTGAAGGCATTTTGGCATATACCAATGTTAGATGATAATGAGGATGAAGAAAAAAGAGAAATGTTGACGGATGACCAATTGGCTAGAACATTAAAATTATATGGAGTAAATTAAAATAAGATGCCAGAGTTAAAAATTATAATTTCAGCCGAGAACCAAAAGGCACTAGAAGAATTAAAACAACTCCAAGATAAATTATTCCAATTACAGGAAACAGTTAAGAATTACAAAGGGGACTGGCCTTTAACTCATACAATTGAAACTGTAATTCCTAGAATACAAGCTAGGATTGGGGAATTACAAGGTACTTTAAGTAAAGCAGGAGTTGCATTTGACAACTTTGGTAATGATACACAAAAAATAGCTTTAGGTAGTAATAAGGCAGGTTTGGCATTAAATGACCTTTCAAGGATTGCACAAGATGCTCCTTATGGATTTATAGGTATTTCTAATAACATTAATCCAATGTTGGAATCATTCCAGCGTTTACAAAAAGAAAGTGGAAGTACAAGTGGTGCATTAAAAGCAATGGCTTCATCATTAATTGGTCCTGCTGGTATAGGATTGGCAATAGGCGTAGTTTCATCTTTACTGGTTGTATTTTCTAAGCAAATAACAGAGGCATTTCAAAAACCAACAGACAAATTAAAGGAATTTTATGATGAATTAAATAAAATAAATGCTAAATTATTTGATGTTGTTGGCCAAGCACAAGCTAATAGAACAGTTGGTGTTGGATATGTAGATGCAATTTCAGGTGGTGGAGATATTAAATTAAGAGAAAGTGCTTTAACTAAATTAAAAGAATTATTTAGAGATAATGCTGATTTGCAAAAGGCAAAAATTACTGATGATAAAACATTTTTATTAAGTTTAGTTAATACAGCGGCAAGTCAACAAGAATGGATTGGTAAAGAAAAATTAAATAATGAATCATTAAAAACAATATATTCTGATAGGTTTAAACTTGAACAAGAAAGAGCAGATAAATTAAAATTAATTACTGGTCCTAAATTAGTATCTAGTGTTGGAGGAGTTACATCTGAATTTTCTGTAAAAAAACAGGAAAAATTAGTAAATGATGATATAGATGCTAGAATTGAAAAAATAAATAAAGAGTTACTTCCTAAAGCAGAACTTGCTGGTAAAAGAATTCAACAAGCCCTTTTAGGATTTAATTTTACAAATGAAAATGGCAATAAAGAATCTAAAAAAGCATTAGATGAAAAAATAGCACTTTTAGAATATGATATTAGAAAAACAACTGAATGGGCTAATGAACAAATAAAGATTCATGATAAAATAACTGCATCTTCTAAAAAAGCAACAACTATTGGATGGAGAGATACTGTTGAAGGACAAAGAAATCCTGATTTAGATGTACCTGATTGGATGATTAGACAAATGGGGGGTAAAAATGTAGCTACTGAAAAAATAAGTACAAGTGTTATGCCTGAACTTATGCGTAATTATATAGTAGATGGTAAAGAAAGAGTAAAAGTAATTAAAGAACAACAAGATGCGTATAAAGAATTTGCTAAAACTCTTGCAGGAGATGTAACTAATGCTTTGATGAATGTATTTGATACAATGGTAAAAGGTGGAGATGTGCTTAAATCTTTAGGAGAATCATTTTTAAAATTAGCTGAAGACATTGGAGCAGCAATAATAAAAGAAGTAATATTTAAAGCTGTATTAGCATCAATATCTCCAGCAACTGCTCTTACAAGTAGCGGAATTAGTCCTGCTTTGGGTGATTCAGGAACAGGATGGTTATCTGCTTTATACAATATTACTAAAGGTGGTGCATCAATTGGTTCTGCTATGAATACAAGTAATATTAGTTCAAATTCTATGGGTAATAGTGGTGAGTTTACATTAAAAGGGAACGATTTAGTATTAGCTTTACAAAGGTCAAATTATTCACTTAATCTTAAAAGAGGAAGTTAATGGCATACTTAAATAAATATAAAATTACAATGGCTACCAAAAGTGGTACTATTTCTTATTTGTATTTATTAGAAGATGGTTATACAGGAGCTTTAATAGAATATCCAGCAGTAAGTTTACAATTACAATATATTCCAAGAAGTGATAATGTATTTGAGTCAATTGTAGTTAGTCAATTAGATGTTTCAATAGATGTAACTGAAGACATTGAAAATATGCCAAATCTTACATCATTAGATGATAGAAAATATTATGCTCAATTATTTAATGCTGATACTTTAGAATGGCAAGGATGGAGTTTAAGTGATAATGTACAGTTTAATTTTAGTACAGGTAGAAAGACAATATCATTTAATTGCATAGATGGTTTAGGGATGCTACAAAATATTTATTATCCTTTAGAAGATAATTATTCATTAAATAATAGAATTAGTTGCCTTACATATATAACAAATTGTTTAAGTCAAATACAATTCCCTAATTTTTTAAATATTATAAGTGGAATTAGCTATTATTCATATATAATGGCAAATAGAAGTACAAGTGGAGATGCAGAGCCATTAATACAAACATATATTAAATTAAATACATTTGTAGACCAAAATAATCTAACAACTACAACTACTAACAAAAAAGTAACAGTAACTTGTTTAGAAATAATTTCTCAAATTGTACAAGGTTTCGGGGCTAGAATATTTCAAGCTAGTGGTAAATGGTATATTGTTCCTATAAATCAATTAGCTCAAGATTCATATTATTATACAGAGTATAGTCAATATGCAATAGTTGGAAGTGGAACAATTGATTTTACTGCTCAAATACAAGGTTATAGTTCTAATACAAGTGGTTTATTTTTTGTTGATAATGGTCAATATAAAATATTTAGAAAGGGATATAATAAAATAAGATTTAATAAAACAATAGATTATTCAAGCAATTATATAACTAACTACGATTTAAAAGATTTTCTTGTTAATGATGCTAATAGTTGGACTGAAACTAATTTAGGTACAGGTGGAAGTATTACTATAAAAGATTATCCTACAAGTGCTTTAAACGCTTATATTTTAAGTCTTGGTAATTATGGAAATTTTGTATCTCCTATTAATTTGCCAATATTATCACAAAATGAAAGTGCAAAATTATCATTTGATTGTGTTTCAATTGGTGCTTCTGTTGGTCCAATTTCGTTAGCTTATGTTAAAATTATTTTAACTACTGATTCTTATACATTTTATTTAGGAACAAATAATGCTTGGAATTTAGAATTTACTAAAAATTATAAAGGTACTTGGGATGCAGCAACAAACACACCATCTTTAGTAAATGGTACAGGAACTACAAATGATACTTATTTAGTTTCTGTTGCAGGAGTACATACATTTGGTGCTACTACATATAATTTTAATGTTGGTGATTTAGTTGTTTATGGTACTTCAACTTGGACTGCAAAAGCAGGATATACTTTTGTTCCTTATACTACTGATAATTCATCAAATAATGCAAGTATTGAATTACCTGTTGCTCCATACAGTGGTACTTTAGATATACAAATAGGAGTTAGTCAAGGTGTTGCTCCTACTGGTTATACTAGATATCCATTTTCAACTCAAAGTGCAGTACAAATACAAAACTTTGTTTTAGCACTTAATCCTAATTATAAATCTTTATTAACTGAATCTTTTATAAGTGATGTAGAAGATTATGTATATAATGCTGATTTTTCAATAGGATTTAACAACCCTAAAGCTGGATATTTTTCATTCAAAGGCTTTTTATGTGATTACAATGGATTATCATTAAGTGGTTGGTATAGATATGAATATCCTACTGAAATATATAGTTCATTAAATGAATTAGTAATAAAACAATATTCAAATGCGTTAAATAAAAATCTAATTAATATTGATGCATCTTTTATGGGTATGAATACTAGCGATGGTAGATTAAATGGGGCAATTAGAATTACTGCTACTGATGATGACCCAGCTCAAATAAATGTATCTGCTAAAAGATATATGATAGGAAATTCAACTATTGATTTATTTAATAATACAATAAAGGCAACTTTATTAGACATAAATAATACAAATATTGAAACTACTTTAGCAACAAGGTATTTTACAAATACTTTACAACCTATTACAACTGGATATGGTCATTTAAGGTCAACGGCATATTTTACTAGAGAAGCTGCCTTTGCTGCCCCTTTAACTACATTCTTGATTTACAACAATACTAATGGTGCGCCTAGTGTTGGGAGCAGATATTATTCAGATGAAGATTTAATAAATGGCTTTAATGGTGCTAGTTTATGGTGGAGAGTAATGAATGACGCATTATCATATCACGCTTATAAGATAAGTAGTAGTGGTTATATTTTAGAAATATATGGTTAACTTTGACTTATGGCAAACAACGTACAGGGTAAAAATATTATGCTTTATTATCACGAACCAGCTTCGGATACTTATCCAAGTGGTAGAGATATAGCTTTTGCATGTTCAACTAATTGTAGTTTTTCAGTTAATGTTGACCAAAAAGAAGTAACTAGCCAAACATCGGCTTGGTATCGTGAATACAAAAATGACATAGCTTCTTGGACTATTAATTGCGATGGTCTTGTAACCTTAACTGGATATGGCTATCTTTTCTTATTACAACAACAACAAAATAGAACACAAATTCTAGTTAAATTTGTTATTGATAACGGAGTAGATGGTTTAGTTATTATAAGTGGGAATTGTAATCTAACAAGTTTACAAATAAATGCTCCTTATAAAGAAATTGGAACTTATGCAGTTTCATTACAAGGTTCAGGTGCTTATGGTACAACAGGAACAACAGTAAATCCTTCAGGAGTGGTAATCATAGCAGGTGGTCAAGTTTACATGAAACAATATGTGGCAGCAGGTGGCGAATCTACAATTACTTGGACAGATATGATAGGAAAGACTTGTCTAGGAGTAACCAGAGGTGGTGTTGAGGTAAGAGAAATTGTATCTGGAACTCCAACAGGGGAACAAGTTAAATGGGATGTTGCAACAGGCGTTCTTACATTTGCAAGAGTTTTGGAATCGGATGAATTTATTAGAGGACTATTTCAATAATTAATATGAGTCAACAATTACAGATAACAGGTGGGGCGAAAGTAAGAGATTTACAAGATGTAATCATTGGAACAAGTGGTGTATTAAGTTCTTTAGCTTTTAATGTGGCTAATGGAGTTCCTAAGTTAGATTCTAGTGGAAAGATATTAGTATCTCAATTACCTAACTCTGTAATGGAGTATCTAGGAACTTGGAATGCAAATACAAATATTCCTACTCTGGTAAACGGAACAGGTAATGCTGGAGATGTTTATTTATGTAATGTAGCAGGTACAACAAACTTTGGTGCTGGTCCTATATCTTTCTTTGTAGGAGACCAAGTTATTTATAGTGGTAGTATATGGCAAAGAGCAAGTGGTGCAACAGGAACAGTTACTTCGGTAGGTCTTTCTACAAGTGGCAATGCTTTTACAATAGGGTCTAGTCCAGTAACGACTTCAGGAACTATTACAATTAATGGCTCTGGTACTTCAGGACAATACATCAACGGAGCAGGAGATTTAACTACATTCCCTTCTTTAACTGGGTATGTACCATACATAGGTGCAACTGCTGATTTAAACTTAGATACTTACGACATATACACTGCTAAACTTTGGTTGAATGATGTACCTAATGCAGGGTTTGGTTCATTAGAATTAACTGATGGAGTATTACATTTTGAAGATGTAGATGGTCATTCAATGGTTACTATGGAAGATGGTTATTTAACTATTGCCAATGCTTCAACAATTAGGGCTTTATTAAATGTAACAGGATTAAGTGCAAATAGAGATTATGCCTTCCCTAATGCTTCAGGTACTTTAGCTTTAACAAGTGATATAGGAATTACAACTTTAAACACTTTAACTGCAAGTACTCAAACATTTGCAACAGGAACAAGTGGGAGTGATTTTAATATTTCTAGTTCTACTGCTACGCATACTTTTAACTTACCTACGGCATCTGCTACAAATAGAGGTGCATTATCAAGTGCTGATTGGACAACATTCAATAGCAAAGTTGATGGAAGTGGCTCTAGTGGTCAAGTAGCCTATTTTAACGGAGGTTCTACTTTAACTGGTAGTGCTAACTTTTATTGGGATAACTCAACCTCAAGGCTAGGAATAGGCACTAATACTCCTAATGCTAGTTTGGGAATATTAAACTCTAGTTCAACAGGATTACAAATAAGAACTTCAGATACATCAAATCAATATCAAGCGAATATCTATTGGGATGCTTCTTATGGTATGGTTTATGGTTATTATAGAACAGGTGCTTCTACTACTGCTCACAATTTAACTTTTTACAATGCTTTAGGTGGTTTCTTATCAGTACCTGAAAGCAGCAATAATAACATAGGTTTTAATACTTTAAATCCACAAGGTTCAAGTGCTACTACTGTATATGACTTTACTTCATTAAGTACAAGCGTAGAATTAAGATTGCACAATCCAACAACGGGTTATACTTCAACAGATGGTTCTTATATAAAAGTAACTCCAACTGCTTTAGTAATAGCTAATGTGGAAACTGCTAGTCAAATATTAATCAACAATGGGGGAAGTGGTGTTGTTACTATTGATGGCACAAATAATGTAGCAATAGGAAATATTGGGGTGATTCCTATGACACAACAATTAACTGTTGTTGGTTCAATTCAAGCCTATGGAGGTTCTATTTATCAGACTGTTACATCAAGTATGTTAAAGGCTAATTCATCAGGACAAATAATTGCTGCGGTTGGCGGTACGGATTACGAATATCCTTTGACTTTTTCTAGTCCTTTAGTAAGAACTACAAATACTATTTCAATTCCTGCGGCAACTACAAGTGTTAATGGTTATTTGACTTCAACGGATTGGAATACTTTTAATAATAAAGGAAGCGGAACTGTTACTTCGGTTACTGGAACTGCTCCAGTTGTTTCTAGCGGTGGTACAACCCCTGCAATATCAATGGCGGCTGCTACAACATCGGTTAGCGGTTATTTAACGTCTACGGATTGGAATACTTTTAATGGAAAGTTTACTTTACCTTCTTTAACAAGTGGTTCTGTGTTATTTAGTAATGGTTCTACTATTGCTCAAAATAATAACAGATTATATTGGGATAATACCAATATGAGATTAGGTATAGGTACACAATCGGTTTCTCAATACGTTACTTATATAGCTGCAAATGTGGGTGAAAATGCAAATGCTTGGTTAGGTATTGAAAACAAAAACACAACAGGTTCTACTGCGGTAAGATTATTGTTAAATGGTAGTACAACAAGTGGATTTCAGTATGTGCAATCTACAAATATGACTCAAGTGTATGCTAATGCAGGGGATATACAATTAATCAATGGTAGTAGTTTAGGTTTAACAATAGCAAATACAACAGGGGCAGCAACATTTGATTCAAGTGCAACTGCTACATCTTTTGTTAAGACAGGGGGAACATCAAGTCAATTCTTAAAGGCTGATGGTTCAGTAGATTCTACTGCTTATGGAACTATAACTTCTGTAACTGCTACTGCTCCTGTGGTTTCAAGTGGCGGAACAACTCCTGTTATATCAATGGCTGCTGCAAGTGGTTCAGTTGCAGGATATGTAACAACAGGCACTCAAACAATAGCAGGAGCTAAAACATTTAGTTCAGCAGCTATATTTTCTAGTACAATTAATTCAGGGGGAAGTATTGCGGCTAGTGGAACTGGAAACATTACATTATTAGCATCATCAAGTGATAACTTCCCATTATTCCAATTAACAGATGGTAGAGTAGGAGGCAAGTCTTGGAATATAGAAAATGGTAGAACAAGTGCAGGTTTATTAGAATTATATTCAAGTACAGTAGGAACTGTTGTTACTATAACACAAGCAGGTGCAGGAACTTTTAGTTCAACTTTACAAGCTACAAAGATTGGTATTGGTGGAGCACCTTCTGCTTTTATATTAGATGTAACAGGTACTGCAAAAGTAAGCGGAGTATTAACATTAGGTGGTGGTACAGGTGGATTAAACTTTACAAGTTCAACTTCAATTACAAATACAGGAGCAAGTGGGTATATTTCAATCTATGCAAATGGTGGTGGTTTATTTTTAGGTGGTTCTGCTGCAACTACTAATGTAACAATAGCTTCAGGAGGTTTAACCACATTTACTAATGGTATTGGAGTTAATGGTTATAATGCGAGTATAAATTATGCTGCATTGTTTAGTGGTTCAGTTGGTATTAATAATATAACTCCTGCTTATTCATTAGATGTTACAGGTACAGGAAGATTTACAGGAAATTTATATACTCAATATATATCTGTTGGAAATGATATTGAAATGTTTGGTGGGCATAGTTTATATTTATATAATTCAACAAATACAAGTTATTGGTGGCAAAGAAATAATGCTAATACTTATGAATTACATTATAATGCTATAATGCCATTATCCATAGCATCAACAGGAGCAGCTACATTCTCTAGTACAATAGATTGTGTAAAAAGAGCATATGTATCAGGTGGTTCAACTATTGCTGCATATACAACATATACTTCAGCAGGTTCAAGTACAGGATATTTTGGAGTTGATAATAGTGCAGGTAATGAATTTATTGCAGGTGGTTCAGCTTATGCTGTAAATATAATTGGAGTAAATGCTTACCCAATGATATTTGGTACTAACAATACCGAAAAAATGCGTATTACAAGTGGGGGTAATGTAGGTATAGGGACTGTAAGCCCTTCTTATAAATTTGTAGTTTCAAATGGGGGTGCAGCGGGAATGGAAGTAGACCCTGTTAGTCCAACTATTAGTGGTGGAGTTGATTTATTATTTTATAACAGGTCAACTTCTGCTTATAAAGGCGTTTCTTTTCTTGCATCTCAATTTAATTTTAGTGGGGGTAATGTTCAAATGGGTACTTCAACCTATAATGCTACTTATTATCCAAACTCTGGTACAAATACATCTTTTGAATTAAGCGGTGGGGCTGGCTCAAATACTGTTGGTGCTTCAGCCTACTATACTTTAAGAGATGTAACTAATACAAGACAATGGTTATGGCAAATAGATGCATCTTTTAATCTAGCTTGGTTTCATTATAACGGAGGTTGGGCTAAAGTTGGTTATCAAACACCTGCAGGAACTTGGACAAACTCAGATATAAAAAGAAAGAAAGATTTTGAAAATGTACCTTATGGTTTAAAAGAGATTTTACAATTAAATCCACAATCATTTAGATTTATAAAAGAAGAAGAAACTGCTCAAAAATCATTAGGTTTTATTGCACAAGAAGTTTTACCTATAATTCCTGAAGCAGTTCAGTCAGATATGGATGGGGAAGAACAATACTATGCAATGAATTATCAAAATTTAGTTCCAGTATTAGTAAAAGCTATTCAAGAGCAACAAGCTACCATAATATCATTACAAGACCAGATAAACGAATTAAAAAATAAATAAGATGAAGACAATACAATCAATTACAAGTTGGAACAACGGACAATCAGTAGAAGCTACTATTCTTAACTCCTATGCAACTAATGTTACTTTAGGATATTCAGCAGACTTTTACTACGGATTACTAAATGAAACTTTAGGAATTGTAGCTGTTGGATATTTAACAATGACAGGCGAAGCCTACCAAAAATGGAGTCAAGATTCTTATGCTTGGGATTGGGTAGCTACTACATTAGGTTTAACTATCACAGGGGAATATGTTCCACCAGTTGAAGAACCTATTGTTGAAACAATTGTTGAAACTCCTACTGCTGAAATTATAGCAGAATAATCATTACATTTGTAAAAAATCAATATTATGATAACAATCAACAATGACCAACTAAAAGAATTAGAAGCATTTATCAACCAAATTCCAACTGCTTATGGTTTACCATTATTGCAGTTTCTAGGAAAATTGAATGCTGAACAAAATCCTCCAGTAGAGGAAGTAACAGAAGAATAATGCAATCAATTGTCATTTTCATTGCAGGACAAGCCATATTTATCCTTATTGGATTAATAAGTATTTATGTTAAGGTTAGCCTTAAACTAAAAGAACTTGAGATAAGGGTAAGTATGGTTGAAAAACAAGATGACATTATTGCTAAGAAACTTGACCAAATTCAAGAGACATTAAACAACTTGGCTATTGCTTTACAAAATAAGAAAGATAGAGAATGAAAGAGATTGTAATCACATTGTTGGTTGCAGCCTTAATCCTATTTATTTTTAGGGGGAATTATAATAAGATAGAACCTATCGTTATAACCCAAATTGATACTATTTTTAAGCACGACATTACTAAGAAATACATTAAAGGGGATTCTATCCCTTTTGTCGTTTTGGGCATTGATACGACCACAATCCACGATACAATACGCATCTTGCTAGATTATGCGTTTATAAGAGCCTATTCGGACACTATAAAGGTAGATTCAAGTACTTTTATCATAAACGACACCATCTCTAAAAATAAGATACTAAATAGGGGATTTTACGCTGATATAAGTCAAAAAACGATAATAATGGAATCCACTAGGACAATGCCATCCAAAAATGAGGTTTATTGGGGGATATTAGGCGATTTAAGGGCATCTGACAATAAATTGGGGATAGGACTAGGGGTAGGGTTTAAAACGGCTAAAAATAGCCTATTTACAATATCGGCAACAACTAATCAATATTCAATCGGTTATTATGGTAGAATTTATTAAAAATATGTTGGCAGATGAACGAGGTTCAATTAGCCACAAAAGAACTTTAGCTTTTATAGGGTCATTCATCCTATTTGGAGTTTATTGCTTTACAAAAGAGCAGCATTTAGCAGACCTTATTTTCTATTTGGTTTGTGCTTGGTGTGGACTTGCAACTATTGATAAATTTAGCAAATGAAACAACAAATAATCTTAAAGGCAGCATTAATACTTTGGATTATTTTATTAATAATATTCTTATGTTAAGCAAAAAAGCAATAGACCTTATCATACAATTTGAGGTTGGCGGTAGAGCATTTTATGAGAAGAAACTACAATCTCCTATTTGGGCAGGAGGGGAATCTGGTATTACAATAGGAATGGGTTATGATTGCGGATATGTTAGCGAAAAGCAATTCTTTCAGGATTGGGGTAATAAACTTACTCCTAACTTTTTAGACCCATTGAGAAAGGTTATTGGGCTTAAAGGGGTACAAGCCAAACAAATGCTTAGAGGGGAGTTAATGCAGGTTAAAATCTCATACAATACTGCCTACGAGGTTTTTGTTAAATGTTCTGTGCCTAAGTATTTTAAATTAACTAAGGCAATATATCCAGAAATAGAAACGTTAAATGAGGATACTCAAGGTGCGTTAGTATCTATGGTTTACAACAGGGGAAATAAATTGGAAGGAGATTCAAGGATAGAGATGAAAGCCATTGTTGAAATGGTCAAGAATAAAGATTACGAAGGGATTGCAGAGGAAATAGAAAAGAGTAAAAGACATTGGGAACATAAAAACCTTGATGGGCTAGTAGTGAGAAGGGAGGTAGAAGCAGACTTGGTAAGGGATTCATACGCATAACCAAAAACCTAAAATATGGCAACTCAACAACCGCTTAAAACCAAGCGTAGGCGACTATTTTTTGACATTGAAACAAGTCCCAACATCGGTTTGTTCTGGGAGGCTGGGTATAAAAAGAACATTGATTACTCAAACATTATTCAAGAAAGAGCAATTATTTGCATCTGTTATAAATGGGAAGATGAAAAAGAAGTTTACTCTTTACAATGGGATTCTAAGCAAAATGATAAAGCAATGCTCATCAAGTTTATTGAGGTTGCAAATCTATCTAATGAAATGGTTGGACACAATGGCGACAAATTTGACTTGGCTTGGATTAGAACAAGATGTTTATTTCATCACATTCCAATGTTTCCTAAGTATATAACGATTGATACATTAAAAGTAGCAAGACAAAAGTTTAGATTTAATTCAAATAGACTTAATTACATAGCAGATTTCTTAGGCTTAGGTCAAAAGATTAAGACCGAATATTCCTTATGGAAAGACATTCTTTTGCACAAGGATAAGATTGCAATGGAAAAGATGATTAAATATTGCAAAAAAGATGTTGTTTTGCTAGAGAAAGTATTTTGTGAATTAAAGAATCATATTGAGCCTAAAACTCATTACGGAGTAGTATTTGGCGAAGATAGAGGTACTTGTCCAGAGTGTGGGAGTGATGATTTAATAAGAAATAACAAAGTAGTAACTGCATCTGGATTAACTAGGATTCAATATAAATGTAATACTTGTAATAAATACCATTCAAAAACCGATAAATAATGAAAATGCCGTCTAAATGGAACAAAATGAATATATCCGAACAAGAAAGCTGGTTGGTTAAAAAGTATCAAGAAATGATTAGCGAAGTAGAATCAGTTTCTAAGATGTTAGCTAAATTAAGAGGTGGACAAAGGATAGTAGTAAAGGAGATTGAAAGACCAGATGAAGCCTTATTGAAATCGTGAGAATCAAAATTATATATCGTAAACTTGGTAAGGAACAGGCTTACGGAATATCCTCTAGTGATGGGGTCATTGAGATTGACCAAAGACTAAAGGGCAAGAAGCATATGGAGATATTGATCCACGAGGTATTACATTTACTAAACCCAAAGGATGATGAAAAAACCATAATTCGCAAAAGTGTAACTTTGACTAAGATTCTGTGGGCTGAAAATTATCGTAGAATGGATAATACAAACGATGAGCCTTTGCAGGATGGGTCAATTTAGGTTGTTTTTTCTTGGTTCATAGGTTCTCCTCAGTGTAAAAAGCTGGGGAGTTTTTATTATATTTGTGTATAGATTATACTAATGGTTCGGAGGTACGTTTTTACGTTGCCTCCCTTTTTTTTTATTTAGTCAAGTTATAACTTTACTTATTTGCGTAGTACTACTACTAACATTTAACAAATTTTGTTACAAATACCTATAAATCAGTAGCATATTTGCCCTAATTCCATTACAACATTTTACATATTGTACC